ATGAATCGCGTCGCGGTTGAACTCCGTCCCACGACTGACCATGACCACTTCGTTGGTTCTGGGGTTGTAGATCGCCATTCCGTAGTAGCCGCTGTTCTCGTCGTCGATCCAATCGATGATGCGCCACCCTTGTACGCCGAGAGTGTGGGGGAGGACGGGTTTTCCCTCACGGTCGCGATGTTCGTCGGGATAGATCCAGGAACTCCACGTCAGCAGACCTTCCGCGGTCAGTGGCCGCGTTGCAGCGTGCGCCAACGTCTCCCGCATCTCAGGCTCGGTCCAACCCACGTTCGGATCGGCCCAGTGACTTCTGCTGCCCGCGCGTTCGGGTGGACGTCCCGTTTGCCTTGCGCGTTGGCGCGCGATGCGAATGCGGCGCGATCCCGCAGCCGGCGCGTCGGGGTGAACGTCGGGCTTAACATGGGCCGTCCCGAATTGCTCTTCAGGCGCATCTTCGGAGAGCCAATCACGCATCGTACCCCAGCCCCAACGCGGTTCGCCGTCGGCTTCGTTGGACGCAAGGCGGTACAAGGACGGCTCACTCAGGTCGTGCAGGTTCTTCGCGTTAGCGACGTCACTGCGGGCCGCGTCGTTGGTCCGGCCGACGCTTTCTGGGATCGGTTCGTCCTCACTCAGTGCAAACAGCGTCGTACGCTCAGCCACGCCGCTCGCACTCCTTTCAGAAGCAGCCTCTGCGGCCCGCTCCTGCGCGAGGACGGCGCTCACCGATGAGCTTACCGGCGGCTCACCGAGTGATTCTGCATGTGGCTGCTCCGCCTCCGTTGCGCGCAGCAGATCGTTCGCCGTGCGCGTCATGCGGCCGGGATCGCCTTCGCGCTTGGCCTTGGCCCAGCGTGCGCGCGCTGCGGCGACCGCCGGCGATTCAGCGCTTACCGGGAGTGCCTTCGCCTCTCGCACGAATGCGCCGTGCACACTGTCCTTCGGCGGAATATAGTTGGCGAAGGGGCGCTCCTTGCGCAGGAACTTGCCGTCTTTGTGCTCCCACAGGTCGCGTAAAGCACGCGAGCCCGCGGCGAGGGCGAAGGTCATGTCGGGGATGAGGGCGAAGTTCTTGCGGGTTTCGCGGTAGAGGTCGTCGACAAGCGCTTTCGGCAGCAGGATCCGGCCGTCGTTCGCTTTGCCCTGCGGTGCTTCGGCGATCGGTGTTGCGGGCGCTTGCTCTTGGACCGGCAGCTCCGGTGAGAGTGGCGGCAGCTGCGTCGTGATCGGCGTCGCGGTCTCGTCGCCGCTCATCGGCGGCTTGGTGAGGCTTGGCTGCATGTGGCGTCGCTTTCAGCGGGGCTGGTGAAACGGCAACGGGGCCCCGTTTGGCGGAGCCCCGTTTGATTCAGTTGTTGCTTCGCGCGGGGTTTAGGTCTGCGCGAAGTAGAGGTCGACGGTCAGCGTGCCGGATGTGGGCAGGTTCGCGGTGCCGATGGTGAGGAAGACCTCTTCATCGCCGGTGAGTTTGCCTGCACCGCCCAGGCCCGCCGCGCCGGCGCCGAACAGCGTCGGCGTGTCGACTGCGGTGAACGCCGCAGCCGCGCGATACTTACCGGTCGCGCCGGTAACGCCGATCGCGACCGTCGAGGTGCCGAGCGTGACCGTCGAGGTGAGAACGCCGAACAGGAACTGCTCGCCCTTCGACGGGTAGGCGACGACGATCGTATCGGCCGTCGTGCCGACGCCGGACGCCAGCGTGATCTGCTCGCGATAGACGCGCACGTGCCCGCCTTGCGCCGAGCCGTCGACTTGGCCCACCGGCGTTTGACCGCGAGGAGCCGTGTAGTTGCCGTACTGTTTTGCCATTGGCTTTTCTCCTTGAGGTCAGATCAGGCGTGGTAGGCTTGAACTTCGACGACGCCGACTTCCTGCATGCGGGTCGCACCGACCGACATGCTGTAGAAGACCTGCGTCGCGTAGTTCTTGTCAGCACGCTCGCTGATGCGGGCTTGCGGCTGGGCGCCGATGCCCAAGACCACTTGGTCGCGTTGCCAGGCGACGCAGGCGCGGATGTTGCCGCCCCCAACCGTCGTCGGGATCAGCTTCGTGCCGTCGATCCGCAGGCCGTCGACGCGGATGAAGTTGAAGCCCAAGAACGTCTCGAGCTCGCCCTGCACCAGCGCTTTCACGGTGTTGTAGTCCGCCGAGGTGACCTGCGTCGCGTTCAGCAGGTCCTCGAGCTGATCCGACGTCACCGCGATGTAGCGGCCTTCGTTGTCGATGTCGGCCGCATCCATCAGACGCTTGGTCGAGATCAGCTTGCCGATCGTGAGACCGGTCGTACCGCCCTCGACGATCTTTTGGCCGACGGGCAGTGTGACCGCCGTCGAGCCGGTTTCGCCGGTGAACGCCGTGCCGCGGATTGCATCGACGATCACTTCGTCCATCGCGCGGCCCATCGCGTTGGCGGCCGATTTCGAATAGGTCGACGTCGGGTCGATCAGGAGACGGACTTTGTCTTCCTGGTCGATCATGTCGGCCCAGTCGAAGTCTTCGAGCGAGCAGCGCCGTCTCGCGTGGGGCGTGTCCATGCGCGGCGTATCGCTGTGCCTGGAGGTGCGCCGGCGCGCGGCCGTGGCGCCGATCTGGTCGAAGAAGGCTTGTTTGCCGGTCACGTTTTCGACGCGCACGGCGTCGCGCAGCTTCGATCCTTTCTGCTGCGCGAGCATCATCACATTCGCCGCGTATTGCTGGACGAATGCGGTCGTTACTTGAGTGGACATGAGTGTCACTCTCCGCTTGTTGGTTTTCAGACAAGTCGGAGCGGGTGCCGTTCGTCAGCGAACGGCCGCATCCTCGGGCGACTGACGCGCGCCCTGGTAATCGGCTTGACTTACAGGCTTGCAGCGGGGCGCGGGGTTACGCGCGCGTGTCCGCGAAGTCGCTAAGTGATGCGTGAAGGGGGTGACTAGCGCGGGGGCAGGTGCCACGCCCACAGGTAGGTAAGTGCGCCCCAGACCATGAGAGCAAATATGGGAAGTGGACTCGAAAAATAGAATGAGAACCCCATCGCCACAAAGCCGAACAGAAAAAAGGAAGCCAGCGTGAAGCGGCCACGACGGATGCGAACCTCTTTCTCTTCTGCGGACATCTGTGCCCACTTTTTCTGCGCCCAACGACCCGCCATCACTCAGTTGGCTCTTCTAAGGTTGAATATCTACCGCGGCTCGCTCGTGCGTGTCCGCGAATTGCGATGGTCGCTGCTTAGCGAACTCCGTCAGGGACCTGAGACTGGAGTTTTGGGAGGGTAGAAATTCCGCGATACTCTGCGCCAATCACGCAGATACAGCCAGTATCCGACGATGGGGGCCAGGATGACAAATATTCCGGCGTCGCGAGACCCCGTTTCGCCCCCTATTGCAAGAATCGCTATCATTCCAAGCACCATCACGGAGGAACCCAATACGCGCCAGCGGTTGGCCAGGCGATCTTCCTCATCTTTGTAGGCACGCCATCGGTCGTTGTCTTGCACGACGACTCCTCCTGCGATCCAACGAATTCATACCCTACGTTGAAGCGCATCCAACGCCAAGAGGTCAGCATCAGAGGGCTTTGCGTGGGTGCTCGACAAATGGACCCCGTCAAACACCTTCCGCATACGCCCGCTCGAACAGTTGCTGGACGTGTTCGACGGTCGACATGTGTTCGGGGTGGTTGCGGTTGGTGTAGGCTTCCTTCGCCATCAGCTTCTGCGCTTCGCGGCGGGCCTCTTCGGGGGTGACGGAGAAGCCTTGGGCGCGGCCGATCTTGAGGCTGTCTTCGGTCATCATCGAGCCGATCTTGGCGAAAGCGCGGACGAGTTCGGGGTTGTTGCCGACGCCCGATTGATTCAGGAACTCGATCAGCGGCTGGCCGCCGAAGTAGCGCGCGGCGCGGGCGGCTTGGGCGACCTTCGTGTCGTAGCTTGGTCCCCACTCCTGCTGCAGCAGGCCGATCGACTGCGTCTCGTCGTCGAGGCGGCCTTTCAGCGACGATTGGAACGCTTGCGATTGATGGCCGGCGTAGAAGTCGAGCAGGCCTTGCACTTGTTGCGGCGTGAGGCCGAGCTTGTGGGCGATGGGCAGCGCCGCTTTCTCGAACGCTTCGTCGTAGGTCACGCCTTGCGGCAGGTCGGGGCGGCGCAACTCATAGCCGTCGGGCGAGCGCGGGATGCCGAGTTTTTCGCGCGCGGTTTGGTCCCAGACGCCGTCTTTGGGTGCCGGGATTTTGTCGGCGCCGATCGCGCGTTGCGCGTGGGCGTAGGCTTGCACGACGTCGGCGGGGGATTTGTAGCCCTTCGTTTCGACGAGTTGCTTCAGTTCGGGCGTGAGCGATGCGGTCCAGTCGCCGCTCGTATTTGCGTCGTCAAGTGCGGTTGCGCTTTGGGCTGCTTCGAAATTGTCAGTCATTCAGGTTCTCTCCATCGGCAATGGTGACGAAGTCGGTGGGTTTGAGGCCGCACATGCGGGTGACGTGCAGCCAGACGCGGCGCTTGCCTTCCTCCACGCCCCGGTCGAACTCGGTTGCGCCGTTGAGCGGGGCGGCGGCGTTGCAGAACATCGCGAGGTCGCGGGTCAGAAGATCGCGACCCATGAGCGCGTTGCGGTACTCGTCGGCGACTTGCGCGGCGCGTTTGCGGCCCCAGAGGGCCAGCACGATTTGGGGAAGGGTCTGCATGCGGTTCCTTTGCTTCGAGCGGTACGTGTTGCTGCTTGAAGTCGCGGGTGGTCCGCCTCCGCGGACCATGACAGTGAAGGGGTGCGGTGATGTAAGCCTGCAGCTGTTCGCGGCTATCACCAATCAAAGCTGTCATGGCCCTCGGAGGCGGACCACCTGCGGCTTGCTTGCCGATGCGCGGTGCCGTATCCGGAGCGGCAACAATGGAGGCAGAGGTGGTTCAGCGGATTTCTTCGGGTTCGCCGTTCGAGAACGACATGGCGTATTCGCGCGCGGTCGTGGACGGCGATTGGGTGTTCGTGTCGGGGACGACGGGCTTCGACTACAAGACAATGACGATCTCGGACGATCCGGGCGCGCAGACCGAGCAGTGCTTCAAGAACATCGCCTGGGCGCTGGAGCAGGCCGGCGCCTCACTCAAGAACATCGTCCGCGTACATTATATCCTCCCGAGCGCCGCGGACTTTCCGGCGTGCTGGCCCGCGATGCGGAAGTATCTGGGCGACGTGAAGCCCGCCGCCACGATGTTCTCGGCCGGGCTCGCCGATCCGCGGATGAAGATCGAGATCGAGGTGACGGCGCGCAAGGGGAACTAACCCGCCTCCGCCATCGCATCGATGATCGTCCGGACGACCATCTCGTCGATCAGGGCGTCAACGATCTCGGTTGTCCGTTCGTCGACTTTGCGTTTGCGGCGCAGACGCTCGGTTCGCTTGAGTGCGGCGAGACGTTCACGGGCGCGCTCGCGGGCGATGTCGGGCGTCACGACGGTGAGGCGCCATGGCGGCGCGGCGACCTTTGGCAGGTTCGGCCATGTGGCGGTTGAGCGGCGCTGCGGCGGCTTGGACGCACGCGGGGTCAGGCCCGGCAGGCTTAGCGTAACGGTGATCGATGTCGTTACCGCCAGCACGATCGCGGGCGTGAACAATGTCGCTGTCGAAGCCAGGTGCGGTGCTTGTTTGACGGCAGCGCTTTGCGGGACGGCGGCTGAATACACCTGGCCGGCGCTCGCGTAGGCGGCGGGCGATATCCGAAGCGTCAGCCGAGGCCCATGGAATGCAGGCCCGTTCGCAAACGTGTTCGTCTGAAGGGTTCGCTTGAGGCTCGCCGTGTAGAAGCTCTGACCGTTCGCGGCAGCGGTGCTCTTGACCGCCAACGTTATGTGCGGCGTGTGGATGGCGGGCTGGTTCGACCATGCCGCAGGGCTCACCGCTCTGCGCGCGGACGGTGTGGAGGCACTCCCGTTCGAACCGAGCGCCGCCGGCGTGAAGACGAACGCAATGAGCTGGACGGGGAACGATACGCCACTTGGAGCATGCGGCGGTGCAAACGTTCCGCCCGATGGGGCGGTGTCGGCGGCGCCGATCCAAGCTTCGCCGACGGTGCTTGCCGACGATCCTATGACGAAGCCGGGCATGTCAGATCAACTCCACAGTGATGCCCTGGCACACCCATTCGTGGCTCGAGCCACTGATCGCGCTTAGCGCAAGCGTCACGTCCAGCGTGCGGTTGGCGGCATCGCTGTCGACAGCAATGCCGCCGGTCGCCGAGCCGATGGGCGCGTTTGCCAGGAGTTCGTCGACACCGATGTCGCCTATGCCGGTGTTGTTCGCGATCGTTGGGCCGAACGCGGAAAAGAAGCCGCCCATGCGCTGGTTGTTGTTGGCCTGGGCGGTGATCGTGAAATCGAGCCACCATGGCTGCCGGTCGGCATCGGCGGTCGTGCCGTAGGTTGCGGTCACATCCGAGAAGATGTTTGTACCGCCGTAACTGATGGCGACGGTCAAGGTCATGCCGGTCGCGCTGTTGTGCAAGACGTTGCCGAATGCACGTACGCGCAGTTGACGCCCGGCGAGGAACAGCCCGCTTGGGATCGATGGAGCGGCGTTAAAGATGCTGGTCGCCGATGTGTTGGCGTGTGCGCCTTTGACGCCGTTTCCTTGTGGACGACGATCGGGCCCTGTTCGCGCAGAACCCGCATATCCGTGATCTTCGTCGTCTCGATCGACGTGTCGTTCGCAGGAACATAGACCGCCGCCAGCACTACGTCGTTCGCCGTGCGCGCGGGCGGCTTCGGAGTCGCGGCTGCCGTGCCAGCGCGAACGGCGAGCGCACCGGCCGACGTGACGACGACAAGATCGATGCGCGGATTCGTGGCGTCGGCCGCGCCGATCGTGGCCGTGCCGGCCGCAACGGCGAAGAGTGCGCCGTTGCTCAAGACGGCACCTTTCGTAACCTCCGGCGTCATGTCGGCACCGCCCGTCACCGCGCAGCCCGAGAGGACGCAGTTCCGGCCGTTGATGCCCTCGACGAGCACCTCGAGGTATTCCTGAAACAGGATCGACTGCAGGTCGTTGTCGGCTTCGCCTTTGTCGGGAATCGTCCAGGGCATGGGGCTTGCCTCGTTAGAGCGTGAAGATGCCGCTGGCGTTCCACTGCACCGTCACATCGCCGCCCGAGGGCGTGAACGGCATGCCGGTGATCGACGTGTCGAGGAACAACACGAGGCGCGACGACGCCTCCGCGCCGCTGTCGATGTAGAGGACGATGCCGCCGAGATCGGCAGCCCCCGAGAGCGCCGCTGTCGTGGTGTCCGCGGCATCGAACGTACCGTTCGCGAACGTCTTTCCCGTCAGCGTCGTCGCCGCGCCGTAGTTCGGGTTGTCGAACGTCGCAAGGTCGTCGACGAAGTCGTGCGCATTGTTGAACGCGTAGGCGGACGTGATGTCGACGAAGGTTTGCTTCACCGTGCCGCCGAGTGACGTGTTTGCTGTCGCTTGCATCACTTCTTGTTTCCAGATGGGGTAAAGGGCGTTGGCCATACCGGGGTCCTTTTTTTGATGAAGGGAAGTGGTTGGTCGTGGGTGGTTCGCCTTCGCGGACCGTGACAACTAGAGAAGGGTGTTCGCGGCACTCTCGAGGCCGTGGGCCGCGAGACGGCGACGGCAGCGTTCGCGTTCGTTCAATGCGGTGCGCTTCAGCCAATGCGACAGCGTCTTCTTCAGGTTGGCGCGGAATGCGAGCGCTTGCGCCTTGACGACGGGATCGCCCGTCTCGGTCGAAACCGTGACGATCCTCGCCAGCGCCTGTTCCGTCAGCTCGTCGAGCGTGAAAACGGGACCCGGCGTGACAGTCGTGGTCGGCGGGAAGAGGATGAACTTGTTGACGTGGTTGATACCGTCGGACCCTCGCTCGATACCGCGATAGATCGTCTGCCCGTTCATGCGATCGGGTTTGAGCTGCATGCCGTCTCCAGGGTTGGGGGTTAGGCCGCCGTTTTGCCGCGCAGAGCGCCTCGCAGCATTTCGACGGCTTGGGTGATGTCGCCGCCGGACATCTGTTGCTGGCCGGACCTGGCGGCGAGGTTGCCGGCTTCGGCACCGCTCTTTGCCGCGCCGGCGATCTTTTGGGCGACGTCGGCGCCTTGCGCGCCGAGCTGCAGGCCTTGCTGCATCGCCTGCATCTGTTCGCGTTCGGCGCGCATCTCTTTGACCTTGTCGGCGCCGCGCATGATCTTGGCCGGCACCGCCCAACCGCGCCCAAGAATCTGCACCGCCTCGTCGTGGTCGAGGTTGTCGAGCACGGACGGGTCGATCTGGGCGATCATGCCCAGCGATTGATAGAGGCGTTGTACCGCTTGCGCTTCACCTGCCATCTGCGCTCGGGCGAGTGGCGAGACGTACTCGATCGTCATCGTCGAGCCTTGGATTTCCTCCGGCGGCGGTGGGAGCATGTTCGCGCGGTCGAGCAGGCCGAAGCGGCGCTTGATAAGGGGCGACAGGAACTCGCTTTGGATGCGGCCGAGATTTGGGCCTAAGAGTCGGAGCTTCTCTTCCTGTCGCCCCATCCATTCGGTCGCCGTCATGTTGGGCGAGCCGATCATTTGCATCAGACTGAAGTAGAAGCCCTCTTTGACCGCATTGCGGCGCTGCTCCATCATTTCGAAGGTTAGGCCGACATTGCCGCCGGTCATGAGCGGGCGCAGCAGCTGCTGTCCGTTGTGGTCGATCGCACCGTAGGTGATGCCGCCCGGATATGTGCGCGCGGCTTTGATCACGCCTTCGTCGGCGGCGGCGAGCGGCGGATCGGCGATCTTCTGCGCCGCCTTGATCGCCGTCTCGTCCATGCGGTTCAGCATCTTCACGTCGGGCAAGATTTGTTCGCCGATGCCCCGGCCGTAAACTTCGCCCGCCGCCTGCGCCCAACGCGGCACGTGATACGGCAGTTCGTAGTAGCCACCTTCGGCCACTTTGTGGCGCGTCTCCTCCTCGATGTAGGTCGAGGCGAACGGTCGGGCGGCGGCGTCGAGCTTGTCGGCCTTGTAATCCGTGTTCGGATAAACGCAGTGGATGAAATGGATGAGGCAGAACGGGTCCTTCTCGGCGATACGCGCCGTGCGCTCACTCAGACCGTCGCCGAACATCTCGATCGCTTGCTTGCCGGTGAGCGCGAAGCGGCGATAGACCGTGTCCACCTCGCCGTAGGCGCTTTCGGCGATGACGCATTCGGACAATGGTCGGACGTTGTCGTTGATGCGCCCCTGCCCCCGGATTTCCTCGGAGTAGAAAATCGCCGTACCGAAGCAGGCGAGATCCGCGTACATCGACGGCAAGACGGAGTAAAACCTGCTCACCTGCGGCCCGAAGGAGTGCAGGATCTTCGTTTCGACGTCGTAGAGCCAGTCGCGGACGGGGTCGTAATCGTTGAGTTCGTCGTCGGCCAGGCGCAACGCGAACCAGCGGTTCGCCGGGTTCGTCATCATCCCGTAGATGCCGCCGGCGAAGCTGTCGGCCGCCATCATGGGCGTTGCGTCGAAGATGCGCTGGTTACGCTTCTCCCCGGGCGAGCGGATCGACGTGAACTCCGCCCGCAGGGGCCGGACGAAGTCCGCTATCTCCTGCCACGTGCGCTCGAACTCCGCGCGCTCGCCTTTCAGTTTATTCCAGTGCAGGACCAGCTCCTGCGGCGTTCGACCTGTCATTGTTGACCCGTCCCGTTAACGAAGGTGGAGATGAAGGTGCGTTGCCGCGCGCCTCGAATGCGTCGTAGGATCGGACGCTCCTTAAGGATGCCCAATGTCGGCAGACGATCAGGTAACGCCCGCGCCACCAGCCAGCGGTCCGCGTATTCCGAAATTGAGCCGCGACGACAGCGATGCGCTGACGTGGCTCGGCAAGTGGATCGGCATTCCGCTGCTGCTCGTCTTTGCCATCTATTACAGCGAGTATCTTTGGAACGCCCCCGTTCAGGTGCCGACCGTGACGCGCCAGGAGGTCAGGCCTTATCCGTTTCCGGACGGCGCCGCCGCGCCGACGCTTGCGCCGCCCGAGATTCCGCGGCTGCCGCCGCCGCCCGTCGTGCCGCTGGTGCCGCCGCCGGCGCCGACACCGTCGCAGATCGTGGCGCGGCCCTTGTCGCAGCCGCAGCCGGTCTATCCGCGGCGCGCGCTGGAGGCGGAACGCGAGGGCTTCGTGCGCTTGCGCATCACGATCCAAGCCGACGGGTCGGTCAGCGATGCCGTCGTCACCGAAGCACGCCCCTCCGGGTGGTTCGAGAACGCCGCGCTCGATGCGGTCCGGCGTTGGCGGTATCAACCGTCGGATCGCACCATCGTCACGCCGGTCGAGATTCAATTCAAACTGAATTGAGTCTGTTGTCGTCGCGCTTTCTAACGGAAAACCGGCTTCCACTTTTCCTGAAAGCGCTCAACCCCCAAGAAGCGTCTTCTGCATCGTCGGGTTCGCGAGCATGCCTTCGCCGATGGCGAACGGCGTTAGCGTGTTGAAGCCTTTGCGCTTCGCCAGCCGCTTGCGCTCATTCATCTCCTCCTCCTGCTTCGAGGCAGGCGTCGGAGGCGGTGGCGGCGGCGGTGGTGCTTTGGGCGTCTTGAACAGGCACATGATCGTCTAATCTCCATGCGTATTGAAGAAAGGCGGCGCCGCCCGCGCCGAAGTTCGGCACGCGGCACTCCGCAATGAAACCCAAGCGTTCGAGCAGACGGATCGCGTCAGCGTGGCCTTCTATCGTGCGGCACTCGGCCCGGATGTAGCCGTGCGCCAGCAGCGCGGGCCGCGCCTCGCGGATGCCCCAGCGCACGACGGCGCGGGCAACGCGGGGCCATGCGTCCGTCGCCATCAGCGATGCGACGACGGCTTTCGGCGTCAGGCGGTGGAAGGCCACGATCGCGACCGGCCGGCCTTCATGTTCGAACACGCGGGCAAGTACGGCCGGCGCTGCGAAAGCGTGCGCCGCCGCCTCGCGGTCGAAACCACATTCGGCAAGCTCGGCCGCATCGCGCGCGCGCAGGTGCAGCATGATCGCGCGTGCAGCTTCGAGCATGCGCTTCTCCTTGTCGCTCAAGCCGTGTGATCGCGGCTACAGGTGGTGTGATGCGCCGTTTCCGCCGCTTTTCACTGCTGCCGTGTAGCCGCGGTCACAGCTTTAGAGGGACGCTTTCGCTAGGGTCCGGCCTTCATCCGCCGTTCAGGCGCCCAGGATCAGTTTCCGCGCACCCAAAACGGGGACAGAGAAAAAAGGCTCAGGAGAGAGAACAATGCTGAAGAAACTTGCCATTGCCGCGGGCTTTGCCGCGATGTCGCTTGCCACCGTCGCGCCGGCACAAGCCGCGTGGGTTCAAATCGCCGAACGCGTCGTCACCGACCGCTTCGACGTCGACAACA